CGAACGCTAGCCTATCCCACGGGGACGAGAGCGCCACTCCGCAAGCACGCTGAACATGCAATCCACCTTCCAACTTGAAGAACAGAGCGGTCCCCGTTGGGATCAGGCACTTGTTCATCCTCTTCGGGTGTTGGTGGCGTGCGAGTATTCCGGCGCTGTCAGGGATGCGTTCTTGGCGCGTGGACATGAGGCAATGAGCTGCGACTTACTGCCAACGGATGCCGATGGTCCGCACTACTGCGGGGACGTTCGGGATGTGATGGACTACCCGTGGGATCTGATGATCGCGCACCCGCCATGCACGCATCTGTCAGTGAGTGGAGCTAAGCACTTCCAGGAGAAGCGCAAGGACGGGCGGCAGCAAAGCGCCGTGAGCTTCTTCATGATGCTGGCCCGCTCGCCAATCCCCCGGATCGCCATCGAAAACCCGGTGTGCATCATGTCTTCAATCTGGCGCAAGCCGGATCAAATCATTCAGCCGTGGCAGTTCGGCCATGGCGAGACAAAGGCAACGTGCCTCTGGCTCAAGAACCTCCCGAAGCTGGAACCCACGGAAATCGTGGAAGGCAGGGAGCAACGAATATTCAAGATGCCGCCAAGCGCGGACAGATGGAAACTCCGATCCGCGACCTACGCCGGAATCGCTCAAGCGATGGCCGATCAATGGTCTGATTCTCGGATGAACGCTTAGCTCTGGCACCGCGCCGACACAAAACTCACTAACCAAAACAAACGAAATGATACTCCAAGAATTGAACAAAGAAACAGATGGCGCGGTTGCTCAGGAGCGACTTGTTCGGCTGTCTGATGCTGAGAAATACGCTGACCCATCCGGCCCGCGAAGAATGATCGGATGCTCACAAGAACGCGTGGAAGAACAGCTACGAATCGCGCTCGACGGACACCCTGAAAGCGAACTGTGGGGTGAAAACGGACTGATCGCGGCCACCATGCGAGCGGCCAACTACGCCAGCCGACAACAAGAGGCTGAGTGGAAGCTGGCCGACTATCTGCGCGGCGGCGGAATGCTCGCCGAACCTGCGGACGATGGCGATTTATGGGAAGCCGGTCGAAGCCTGCCGATGTGCTACTGCATCGACGGGCAAGGCCGGACAATCCTCGAATGCGTCGAAGCAATATCGGATGCCGTGATGCATGAAATTTTTTCCGAGAACGTCTAAATCTTCCCACGATGACCGTCACCGCCGCTCCGCTGCTCCCAGGACTCTCCGATTGCGCTTCACTGCGAAATCGGGGCGGGTCATCGTTGGGAACGATGCCTAGTTCTTCCTCTTTTGATTCCTCGTGGCGCGCCGCCTGCTCAATCCGCCCCTGTTCAGTGACGGAGGTGGACGACTTCATCCGCGCTCACTACCTCGGGAAACGCCCCGCAATCGTGCTCCTGTGCTTGATGATGCTGTCCAATGGCGAGCCGGTGGGGTGCATCATCTACTCAGCCCCTCCACGGGAAGCGGATAAGCGATACGGCGGGAAAACGTGGGAACTCGCCCGCCTCTACCTACTGGATGAAATCCCCCGCAACGCGGAAACGTGGCTGATCGGCCAAAGCATCCGCTACATCCAGCGGACGCACCGCGACGTGATGCACCTCCTGAGCTACGCCGATCCGTCCGCTGGTCACGCCGGGACGATCTACAAGGCCGCGAACTGGCGGCATGACGGGATGACCGACGACGAACGGAAAAGCCCGCGCTGTGACTATGTGGATGCCCGCACCGGCAAGAAGTATGGGCGCAAGGGGAACATGCCTGCCGACGCCGAGGTCGTGCGGGTGCCTCGGGTGTCCAAGTGGCGCTTCCACTACCCTCTTCATTCTCGGAAGAACGCAAAGCACACGCACCCGCCCAGTCAAGACCATGAATAAACAACTGACTTCCAGCGGGTTGCGTGATGCGCCTTGTTCGGCTTCTTGCTGCTTCAACTGCACGCATTGGAACGGGAAGCTCCGCAAAGACAAGGCTTACTGCTACCGCTTAAACCTGAGCGGCAAGGATGCTACACGCGGTAACGCAGTGTGCGTTCTTTGGGAGAAACGCATCAATTCTCGTATGCCGAACGAAACAAGTCCATCCGTGGACGCAACTGAAAAGCCAATGCCGTGAGATACTGCGAAAACTGCCACGACCTAGAAAAGTGCGAGATGTATGGAGGCTGCTGGAATCCGCCCGCCAAAGAGAAGCCCTTGAGTCCATCGGATGCGACGGCTTGTTCGGCGTTGCGCTACGCGGACGGCTCGCCAGTCAAAATCGGCGATGTGGTGAAGATTAACAACGCCACATGCACGGTGCTCCGAATGGTCCCCAATGAAGACGGATCACCGTGCATGGTGGCATGCCGAATCGAAGGCTGCGGGGAAATCGAACATGGAGTGTTCGCTGCCACCTTCAGGAAACATTCTCCGCCGAACGTCCAAGGCCAGACGACCCCAACGGCCCCGAAGCCCTAAATCTCCGACCATGAAAAAACTACCAACGAAGTCAAAACGCCCCGCAAACAAGAAAGCTAGTGGGGGTCGATCTGCGCCGACTTGTTCGCGTTGGTGGGTGATCTTCATGGAGACTCCGGGCGAACACTACGGGAGCAAGTCTGCGGCTGGGCCATTTGGAAGTCAGGCCGAGGCTATCCGCTACGTCCACGACGACGCGAAAGACACATTCATGGGTATGGATGGCTCGCTGCGCGATCTCGCCTTGGAAGATTGGGGGGAAGCCATGTCCATCGTGGAGGAACGCCGCCGGATCAAGCCGACCCCCCATGTCACAGTCAAAATCTCTATGCGGAGGGATTCTTCCGCGAACGCTGAGCCCATAGACCGCCCATCATGAAAACTCCACTCCAACAACAGACGCCTTTGGGCGGTTCTATGCGGCGTCTTGTTCGCGGTTGGCTCCGCTGGCCGCAAGACGACGCCCATCCTGTCCGCCGATATTGGTCGCCGTGGTATATCATCGCGTGGCGTTCGATATGGATCATCCCGGCATGGGTGCTGAGAATCGCACTCGTCGCTGTGGTCGCTGCCGGATGGGGTCGCCGCTCCGCCGAAATCCTGTGGAACGATCTCCAATGAATACCGCGAACGATAAAATCCACCCATGACTGCCCGCCTAAAATCTCCGCCATCACCCAAAGAGCCCGCCGGGCAGTCATTGGGTGCGATGCCTTGTTCTGTGTTGCCGGTGCCGTTCTACATCGACGAATGGGTCACTCTCTACCATGGAGATGCCTTGGAACTGCTGCCACGCATCGGCAAGGTGTCCGCGATCATCACAGACCCGCCGTATGCCGTCCGCGATGATGAGGAATGGGACAGGAAAAACGACGTGGAAATGGCGCGGTTCTGCATGGAGTGGGCAACAATCGCCCACCGGATCACGCCGGAACTCGTGAGCTTCGATAGCGGATACTCGCCGCTTCGCGGGGTGCTGGAAATGCTCTGGCCGCGAGTGCGGGTGATGATATGGGACAAGCCAAACGGCAGCCAATTCGCGGGAGCAAGCGAGCGTGGAATGTGGTTCGCGCATGAACCGATCTATCACTGCTACTCGCCCAGCCTCGAAAAATCACTTGAGGTCGGAGCCATGATAAAAGCCGCCCGTGAGGAGGTCGGAATCTCTCGTGGTGGCGTGGACATGGTGCTACGCGGGAAGAAAACTGGCCTGTGCTTCCGATGGGAAGAGGGCGCGTGTCTGCCATCGCCCGAGCAAGTGGAAAAGCTCAAGGAACTGCTGCCGCTGAACGGTGCGTTCTCTGACCTCTTGGCGGCAGCCTATGGGAGACGGATCGACACGAGCGCCGAAAGCCGCGACGTGCTATCCCATCGCACGGTGTCCGGCTCCGTCCACTCATGCCAAAAGCCCATCGGGCTGATGCAAGAACTGATGCAACGGCTAACCAATCCGGGCGACGTGATAGCAGATCCATTCGCGGGGAGCGGGTCAACGCTACTGGCCGCCAAGGAACTCGGACGGAAGGCAATCGGCATCGAGCAAGACGCCAAACACTGCGCGACCATTGCGGGGAGACTCGCGCAAGACGTGCTCCAATTTCATACACAGAACAGTTGAATTATACCGAAATAGTTCTAATATATTATTGCTATGAAACCGACCCAAGCACTAGAACAATTCGATAAGTGGATGATCGATAGGCACTTGATGCGTAGAACGCGGGAATGTTACCTCGGACATGCTTCGCGTTTTGCAAAGTTCAAGATGGATGGATCACCAACGGGACCGGAGAAGGTTGTCGCATACCTTTCTTGGATGGCGCACAACCGTTCGCCAGTCACTCAACGGCAGGCACTCAACGCGCTTGTGGCGCTCTACAAGTCACTTGATAAACCTCTCGGCGTGCTTCCAGAGTGGGTCAAGCCACCAGAAAAGAAGAGGGTGCCGTCATGGGTGACGCGGGATGAGGCGATTAAGATCATCGAACTACTACCGCAGCCATGGAATGAAGTGGCAAGCCTGCTCTATGGTTCAGGCCTGCGGATTTCCGAGGCGCTGCAACTGCGAAGCAAGGATCTTGACTCGACCAGTGGCACCGTCACGGTGCGCGATGGAAAGGGCGGAAAAGATCGGATCACGCTACTACCGCAATCCATCGTTCCTATTCTGACGGCACGCTACCGGGTCAATAGGGCAATCTACGACGAGGACCGAAGCAACCGGAGGCCGGGTGTGGAGTTACCTGCATCGGTCGCTAGAAAGTCGCCGAAGGCAGGGACAGAATGGCCGTGGTTTTGGGTGTTTCCAGCGCCTGGTGAATCGACTGATCCAGAATCAAGCATCGTCCGCAGACATCATCGACACGAAGACGGTTTTGCGAAGGCTTTGAAGATCGCCGTCACTCGCGCCAAGCTCAACAAGCGAGTCACCGCACACAGCTTCCGACACGGGTTTGCGACATCCTACCTATCCGCTGGCGGGACGATTCAAGAACTCATGGAACTGCTCGGACATACCAACATCACCACCACTGAGATTTACCTTCACTGCCTGCCACAACTTGCATCCCGCGTCACCAGCCCGCTCGACAATGTGGTCAGCTTTAGGAGGACAGCATGAGGGAAGCCACCATCGAGCGCGCGGTCTGCGCCTATGCGAAAGCGAAGGGATGCCTCGTCATGAAGCTGGCAGGGCCGAACCAGAAGGGACAACCCGACCGCATGTTCCTCCGCGACGGCAAGGTGTTGTTCATCGAGTTCAAGGCACCGGGCAAGCTGCCGACCGCGCTTCAGTATAAGTGGATGCGCGACCTGATCACCCAGGACATGCACGCGGAGTGGTGCGACGACATCGAGGCCGGGAAATCGCTGATCCGTCACCTATGCAAACCCTATGCAAACCCTATGCAAACCCTATGACCGAAACGTTCACCCCTTTCGACTACCAGCCCGCGATGATCGACCACCTGCTCGACAACGAGCGGGCCGCGCTATTTGTCAGTCCTGGCAAGGGCAAGACGGTCGTCACGCTCACCGCACTGGACACGCTCGCCACCATCGGCCAATTCAAGGCGGCCCTGATCGTCGCACCGCTGCGGGTGTGCTCGATCACATGGCCGGCGCAGGTGGCGCGTTGGAGCCATACCAGCTGGATGCGGGTGGCCAACCTGCGGACTGCCGAGGGGTTGAAGGCGTGGCACGACGGCACCGCGGACATCTACCTGATCAATAGCGAGCTGCTGCCCAACCGTCTGCCGCAGATGTTTCCGAAGTCCAAGCATTTCGTCTGCCCTGTGGACACGCTGGTCATTGACGAGCTATCACTGGCCAAGAACCACGCCAGCAAACGCTTCAAGGCGCTGCATAAGTGCCTGTCTGCGATCCCTCGCCGGTGGGGACTGACCGGCACTCCCATCCCGAACAACTACCTCGACCTATTCATGCAGGCAAAGATGCTGGACGACGGGCAACGGCTGGGCAAGACGTTCACCGCCTACAAGAGCGACTGGTTCTATCCGGCGGACTACATGGGCTATACCTATAAGCTCCAACCCGGCGCGAAGGAGGAGATCGACCGCAGGCTCTCAGACCTCGCGCTTGTCATCGTCGGCGACGGCAGCGACCTGCCGCCCTCCTCGATCATCGACGTGCCTGTTGTCCTGCCACCGGATGCCCGCAAGCAATACAAGACGCTGGAGAAGGAGATGCTCGCAGACATCGCAGACGGCGAGGTGACGGCACCGTCCGCCGCCACCCTCTGCAACAAGCTGCTCCAGATCACATCCGGCGCAGTCTATGACGAGGACCGGAAAGTCCTGCCCGTCCACGATGCCAAGCTCGACGCACTCCGCATCCTGCTGGCCCGGCACTCCGCCGAGCCGGTGCTGGTGCTGTGCGCGTTCAAGCACGAGTCCGCCCGCATCCTGAAAGCCATCCCGCAAGCGCGGATGTTTGACGAGCGGCAGATGAACGAGTGGCAGGCTGGCGAGATCCCGGTCTGGGTGGCCGACCCTCGCAGCCTATCCCACGGCATCGACGGTCTCCAGAAGTCCTGCCGGATCGCTGTCTGGTGCTCGCTCACCTACTCCCACGAGACCTACGTCCAAACCAACGCCCGCCTGATCCGCACCGGGCAGACAGCCGAGACGATCATCTACCGGATCATCGCCCCTGGCACCATCGACGATGCCGTAGCCGAGGCACTCCGCGACAAGTCCGACACGCAATCCGGCATGCTCCACGCCGTCCGCAACCTGCAAATCATGCGGGGGAAGAATCTCTCAGAACCAATATCGACACCATGACAGACACCGAGAACGACACACAGGCAGAACTTGCGGCTTGGGAACTGCTGGCAGAAGCGAGGCGCGAGCGGGACGAGATCCGCGATCAACTGCGAGAAGAACAACAACTGCACACCCTGACGCTGGACGAGCTGGACGAGGCCCGCCTTGCACTACTGTCTCAGATGGCCCGCGAGCACCTAACCTGCGGATGGTGCGGCGACATGATGCACGCCCCGCCGGGATTCACGCCGCCGATGAATACGGAGAAGTTGAAACTGACAGTGAAGCTCCACATGTTGGATTGCCCGCAGCATCCTATCCGCGAGACCGAGCGCGATCTTGAAGAACTCAGGTCCGCCATCCGCAACCTCCGCGATGTGAAAGGCCGCCACCACACACAACAAGCCACCGAAGCACTTTTCAATTTACTCCCATGACTATGACACCCGAATCACCCGCCATCGACTTCTACGCCTCCGCCACCTCACCGAAGGCGAGCGCCACCACCACGCTCGAAGACCTGATCGACGCGATCAAGTCCGACGAGTTCAAAGCCAAGATTTTTAAGCTCCGCAGCACCCTCGCCGCTGGCGACGATGACGGCTACGCGGTCGCCAAGAAGGACTTGCAAGCCGTCAGCATCTCCGGCACCTGCGACGGCAAGCGGGCGTCTGCGGTGGAGGAGGGACGCTTCACCCACTCAGGATTCCTGCAACTCGACTTCGATGCGGCGGCCAACATCGGCTGGGAGGTGGAGGAGATCGTTCACATCCTCCAGGGCGAGTCGCGGATCGTCGCCGCGTTCGTCTCTCCCTCCGGTGAAGGCGTCAAAGGCATCGCCAGGATCGCTGTCTGCAAGACCAAGGAGGAGCACGCCGCGTGCTTCGCGGCTGCCAGAAACCATTTCCTCAAGTTCAACTTGGAGATCGACCGGGCGACGAAAGACCCTGTGCGCCTGATGTTCGTCAGTCACGACCCGAAGGCATGGCTCGACCTCACGCGCACCGCGGCGTTTGAACCCGAGGAACCAACCTCCCAAGACCTCCCATCTGGGAGGTTGCAAGCTCCCAAGAAGCCCAAGGGCAGCCTGATCCTCAAGGCGACCCACGGCAGCATTCCCCTGCCACCGCATGAGGGAATCCACACCTGGCTGATGGAGGCTGCTTGGTGGTGCCGGTTCAACGAGTTGACCGAGAGCGAGACGGTCGAGCGGCTCAAGTCCTACGACGGCAGCCTGCGCCGCGCCCTCCAACCGACCGAGGCCGTGGACGCTGCGCGGCAGGTGTTCTCGTCTGCCATGCCCGAGTCGTCGGCGGACTGGAAGATCACCGAGCAAGTCACCGCGCTCATCACCAAGCCACCCGGACAATCGACGATGCAGAGCTTCGACCCGGAGGATGTTTTCTACGACGGACCGGCCAGTAAGTATCTGGTCCGCGTGGGCAATGCGTTTTTCACCTACTCGAAACTCAGCCCAATCGTAACAGGCATTACCCGCCATCTGGCAGACCAATACACGGACGCCAAGGAGTTGATGCGGGCGGTGAAGGCGACGGTGGCGAACCGCGAGCTGGATGGCGGCGTGCAATGGAATGGCAATCTGGCCGGCCACAAGCAGGGACTGACGACAGACAACGCGGGGCTGCCGATCCTCATCACGTCCGAGGCGAAGCCGCCGCAACCGGCGGACGGGGATTTCCCGATCATCACCGACCTGCTCTGCCAGGCATTCGCCAACCCGACCGCGATGGAGGTGTTCTTATCATGGCTCGCCGGGCGATGGACGGCTGTCAACTCGCACACCCACATCCCGTCGCCGATGCTGGTGCTGGCGGGCGAGGTGAACTCCGGCAAGAGTTTGCTGGCGTGGATCGTCACCGAGATGCTGGGCGGCCGCGTGGCGAACCCCTACAAGGCATGGAGCGGCGACATCCTTTGGAACGATGACTTGATCGGTTCCGAGATGCTTTTGGTCGATGACTGCTCGGCATCCACCGACATCCGCGCCAGGCGGGCGTTCGGGGCTGCCTTCAAGGAGGCGATGTATCCGCACGCCGTGCAACTCCGTAAACGGCACACGTCGAGCGTGTCTGCCCGGCCGGTGTGGGCGGTCATGGTCTGCTGCAACGACACGCCAGAAGCCCTGCAAATCATCCCGCCGCTCGATGCTGATATGTCAGACAAGATCATCCTGCTGCACGTCTCGCCAGTCACGCTGCCCATCGACACGTCCACTCCTGCCGGGAAGCACGCGCTGCAAGCGATGCTGCGCCTCGAACTGTCTGCGTTCGCTCAGTCGCTCAAAGAGTGGGTGGTGCCAGAAGAGCTTCGCGACACGCGCTCCGGCGTGCTTGCGTGGCGCGACCCCGAACTGGTCGATTCAGTGGATGCGAACAGCCCGGCGCGGCGCATCGAGCAACTCATCGAGACGGCAGTGACCCACCTGGGAATCTGGCACGACCTGCCACGGGAGTTCACGGCGATGGAGATCGAGAGCCGCCTGACCGACCAAGGCTCGCCAGTGCGCGACCAAGCGAAGCAGATGTTTAACTGGCACGGAGCGTGTGGATCTGCGCTCAACCGGCTGGCGGGCAAGGGCGGACTTGTCACCAAGGGCAGCTACGACGGCAACCGCAAGGTCTGGCGGTATCACATCGCGGCGGGCTGACGCTCCGGCCGTGGCACCACGGTGTCGAGGGGGAGGAGGGACATCGCGTTGAGGGCGAAGGCAGGGGGGATTTGACCTGCCTCCCACCCTTCCACCGTCCGGTGACTCACGCCACAAATAGCGCCGAGAGCGGTGGTCGAAAGGCGCAGCCGCTTGCGGAGGAGCTTGATTCCCTTGGGATACTTCATGAGTTTGCCTTCCGGGTCGAGGATGACGGGCATCCCGAAGGCGCTGGCTTCGTGGTGGAGTGTGATTTGCATAGCGCCGAGAGATTACGCCCGCGAGCGTAGGGAGTCAAGAAAACAATAGCGCCGAATGATTAGCGCCGAGTCGGAGGGCGGGCGTCGGGCGGGCGCGGGCGCGGGCGCGGTCGTCCGTCTGTCTGTCTGTCGCTCCGGCGCTCGGTGCTCGGTGCTCGGCTGGCGCTCCTGGTGCGGCCGGGCTGGTGCTGGTCTGCTGGTCTGCTGGTCCGGTCTGGCGTCGGCGCTTCCCGCCTGGGTCTGTCTGCGGATCGGGCGCGCCTTGCACCTGGGCACGGCCACAAAAAAGCCCGGCGGGATTGCTCCGGCCGGGCTGGGTGGGGGTGTGGCGGGGGTGTGGCGGGGTTAATGAACGAACGATTGCCATTTCCCGCCGGCCAAGTCGCCCGGCTCGTGCGGGTGCTGGTCTTCCCGGCCGGGGTGCAATATCTCGGAGGCGCGCTCGATTAGGTGGCGGCGGCGTTGGGCTTGGGCGCGGTAGTAGTCTGTCGGAATGGATTCCCGCCACGCGTTGGCGCGATGGTCAAACCAGCTCCATTTGTAATTCCCTCCGAAAAGCGAAAGGTCTGAAGTTTCGGCGAGCGCCTGCTTGCAAGCGGCGGTTTTTGTCGTTTTCATGGTCGTTTTTTTATTGGTTGGCGGTGATGGTGGTGACGATTGCGACGGCTGCGACGGCGAGCGCGACGAGCGCGGCGAGCGCGTGAGCTGCGCGGGCGTTGCCGTGCGCCGGTCGGCGGCGGTTGAGCGTCGAGATACTAAGCCCGGCGCGGTGCCGGGTGTCGAGGATGTAGGTTTGATGAGTCATTTTTTTTTGTGGTGTTGGTGGTGGTTGGTTTTAGCGGGAGAGGGTCGAGACGGCGCGGCGCTCGGTGGGCGTGAGGTCGCGGGCCTGGAGCGTGCAGCGGTAGCCGTCGCCGAGCGGGTGGTCGCTCATGCGGGCGGCGATAAATGCGGAGCGGGTGGCGAGTCCGCAAAACGCGCGGAGGGTTCGAGGTTGGCCGGCGCGCTGGCCGAATGGATAGGTGGCGGCGTAGAAGCGGGCGGCGGTGCGGTGGGGCGTGTTGGACATGGCCGACAATTACGGGCGGGGACGTGATTCCTCAAGCTATTTCACGGGCGAGCAAGTAAGACGCTCCACTCATGTCTGCACGTCTGCGAGTTGTGGCGGAATAAATTAGATTCAGCGCCAGACAGAAAACCGAAAAAGTGGGAAACTGACTCCGCAAGACCCCGCATTCCTAACGCTTTGCGGTGTAGTGCGGAGTCTGTTTTTACCTCTGAGGTTTTTAAATAGTATATAAAGAGGGATTTCGGGAGGGACGCCGCAAAACGCGCAATGTAAAGTTCCGAAACAGACTCCGCACTCCGCGTGTTCAGGCGAACAGTCCGGCTGTTCAAGGCGACGCCGTGCGGCCGGTCTCGATTTCCCGCTTGTCTGTCGGTCTGTCGGTGGGTATCGTCCAGGCATGGCCGGGTTGACATCGAAACAAAGAGCTTTTGCGAAAGGAGTGGCAAACGGGTTGCCACCAGCCAGCGCAGCCCGTGCGGCTGGGTATGCTGAGAAAAGCCCGCACGCGCTCCAGGTGCAGGCGTCCCGACTCACAAAACATCCCGAGGTCCAGGCGGCCGCGCACGCGGAGCGCGAAAAACTCATTTCGCAGACAGCACACCGGGCGCTGTCCTGCCTCGCGTCGATCATCGACAACGAGGCCGCGCAGCCGGCCGCCAGGGTCCAGGCGTCCCGGTGGGTGCTCGAAGCAGCCGGACACGGGCTGGAGGCTCAGAAACTCCTGCACCGGATCGGGGAGGGGGACGAGCGGGCTGTTTCGCAGCTCAGCGCGGCGGACCTAGAGGCGCTGGTTGTCATGGCCGCAGACAAGGTGCGGTTTGAGCGCGGCCAAGTGCTCGACGCTGAGACCGGCGAAACGGTGGAAAAAGGGTGAAAAAGCCCGTGGAACATACGTTAGAACGCAAGCAAGTTGCGTTTATACGCTGTTTTTATTGATTACCAGTTACTTATGGACTCCGCATTATATACATTATAACAAGTGAGAGCTTTTGACCAGGGGCAAGGGCAGGCGCGCAGACAGCGGCAGACAGCGGCACGGCGTGACGACTGGCGGAGCGGCACGGCGCGCTGGCCGCGACCGCCCGACCGCGCCCGTGGCGACCGCGCCCCGACCCCCCGGCCCACCCCCGAGCGCGCCGCTCCTCCATCCTATCGCCCACCCCTACTAAATTTCTGTAAAAACGAAAGTTCGTTCTGCTAGATCGGGTGTCCGCCATACGGATGGTGAGAAAAAAGGGGTTGCCATCAGACAGACAAAAGACATGATTTGCGCAAATGACAACGAACGAGTTACTGAACGCGAACGGGAATACTCAGACGCTGGACTGGTATGGCGCTGACGGGACGCTCTTTGCGAGTGGTGGTTTTGGCGGCGGGACGGTGAGCATGGCGATTTCGTGTGACGGCGGCCTGACCTGGTTCAACGCGAAAAATTCTGATGGTGTTGACCTGGCGCTGACGGCGGCCGGGGCATTCAACTTCAGCATGGGGAACTGCAAGGTTCGCGGAGTGCTGAGTGGGGCGACGGGGCCAGCGGTGACAATCAGCATCCAGGAGCGATGAGAGGACTTGAGAACACGGGCGTGCTGGGAGTGGGGCTTCAATTAGGAGTCGGGCAACTGGGCGTTGGGTATCTCGGGGTAAGGGGAGAGTCGTTGGACACTGACGGGCTTTCCCTCGACCTCCAGTTCGCCACCGACAAGACGCTCACGGCTCGCAAAGGTCCAACCCCTACGTTCACCCGTGCATCCACTGCGACGTTCGTGGGTAGCGATGGCTTGATCCAAAGTGCCGCTGTTAATGCAGCACGTTTCGACCACGATCCGGTCACACTGGCGTGCAAGGGGCTGCTCATTGAGGAGTCTAGGACGAATTTGCTGAGCTACTCGGAAGATATGACTGTCACAAACGGGTGGGCTGTCGAATCTGGGAATTCCCAATGGGTTAATAACGCCGCAATGTCCCCGAATCTGGCCTACACTGCCGAAAAACTTCAAGAGTTGGCAACTACTTCTAGGAAGATCACCATCAAAGCACCTTCAGTTGTTACTGGCACGTCTTACACGTTCTCTGTTTATGCTAAAGCTGGCGAGCGCAATGTTTTACAATTAGCAACTGCTGCTGGTTTTGATACTATCTATCAAAACTTCGACCTTAGCACAGGGGCAGTAGGTGGGGGAACCGCTACAAACCCCGTCATAACCCCCGCTGGTAACGGATGGTATCGTTGCTCAGTCACTGTGGTTGCAAACGCAACTGGAGTAGGAACTTTAACTGTTGGGATTGTCTTGGGAGTTAATGACGCTCGGTTTTTCAGTTATATCGGGGTTGCTGGAAACGGCCTCTTCCTCTGGGGCGCACAACTAGAAGTAGGGAGCTCCCCGACAAGCTACATCCCGACCGTGGCATCTACCGTGGTTCGCAGTGCGGATGTTTGCTCGATTACTGGGAGTGACTTTACGGGGTTTTATAATCAGAGCGAGGGGAGCTTCGCGTGTAACTATTCAATCACTTCTGGATTCACTGGAAACCGATATGCTGCCTCAATTGAAGATACTGTCGGTGGAACGCTAAATGGTTTTGTTTTAAGAAATACTAATGCTGCGACATCGTTCATTGCTGGTGCTGGATATAGTTCTATAATTGGAGCAGTCACAACTACGGTATCTAAACACATTTTAGCATACAGCGGGCTAACTGAGTTTGTTTACGTTAAGGATAGCGTAGTCGGGACAACAACAGGATCTGGAACGCGAGACCCGAGTTTGCCTATTAGAATGTCAATTGGCACGATTGAAGGAAACAATACATTTACGCTTTGCGGTCACATATCCGCTATCCGTTATTTCAAGAAACGCCTTCCAAACGCAAAACTCCAAACCCTCACGACATGATCGACTACCTCTTGAGATTCCCGTCGAAAGCTATCGCTGAACAATTCGGCATCGCCAACGGCTTTGCTGCACTGGATGAGAACGGTGAGGTGCAGTCATCTCTCGCAAGCCACACGTACGCTCTCTGCATCATTGGCGAGCATAACGGCGACGGTCAATACTGGGTGCTTTTCCGCGATCTTGTAGGCATCCCGATTCCCGCAGGCGGCGAGCAGTTTATCTTCTGGGCCTCCGACTGGACCGTAGAGGACGATGCTGGCAGCGAGATCTCCATCCCCCGCCCTGAATTTAACCCTGACGTTCCAGACATCTGGTGGGCGTAATTTCATGAAACACCTCCGCCAAGCCGCCCGCCTTCTCTGGTGCCTGATTTACATGCTGTTCCCCTTCCCGAAACTCCCCAAATGACTATTCCGACCGAATGGATTTTAATGGTGCTGCTCGCTCTCGCCACCGTCATCTCGACGCTAGCCGCGATCATCTACCGCACGCTGGCAACTGAGATCGCCAGCCTTCGCACGATCGTTGCCAAGCTCCAGGAGGACGTTGACCGCCTCAGCAAAGGCTGCGGCCTCGGCACCTGCCTCTACAAAAACCGCCAATGAAAACCACGCTCATCGGACTGCTTTGCGCAGCCGCCGCCGCCATCCAAGGGATCGTCCAGCAGGGCCACTCCATCGACGATTGGAAAACATGGGTTCTGCCCGTCACCCTCGCCGTTTTGGGCTACCTCGCCAAGGACGCCACCACCACGCAGCCATGAAAACCCTCCTCCTGCTCGCCGCCTTCGGCAGCCTCACCGGCTGCTCGCTGACCGTCACCCCCGACGGCTCGCGGCAGTGGTCAGTGTCCGGCGAGGAGGCCGCCCGCGCCCTGGTCATCATTTCGGAGAAATGAGCAGCAACTACGATCTCGACCCGATCACCTCGCCACCCTGGTGGCCGGGGCTGATCGGCCTGCTGCTCATCGCGATTTTCTGGATCGCCTACCTTTACTGCAAATACTGAGACCCAATTCAAATCATGAGCCAAGCACCCACCACCTACGTCCCGGACGCGGACTTCTCCACCCTGGCGGCCACGCCGATCACCAGCGCGGGACTCCCCGGCACCGAGCTTGACACCGAGTTCGCCGAGATCGCCGCCATCCTGACAGCCACGCAGGCGCGGCTGGCGGAGTTGCAGCGCGACGATGGCGCGGTGCGGAACGGGGTTGTCGGATTCCTCGCCATGTCTGCGGACGTGCTGGCGGCGTTCGCGTCCATCGGCTCGAACTACCGGGGGCAGTGGTCGCCTGGGCAGAACTACGTCTCTGGAGACTTGGTGATCTCTGGCATCGACAACTACCCCTACCTTTGTGGCGAGCCGCACACCAGCAGCGCGAGCTTCGAGTCTGACTTCTCCGCCGGCGTGTGGGCGATCCTCGGCTACCGCCCGACTACCGATAGCCTCGTGGTCAACACCTTCAGCGGCACTGGAACGCAGACAGCGTTCAGCCTGACGAAGAACCCGGTGGATGAGAACAACACCCAGGTCTATGTGGCGGGCGTTTATCAGAAGAAGATCACCTATTCCATCGCAGGCACATCGCCAGCGGTATTGACGTTCAACGCGGCCCCGGCGGCAGGCACGGACAATATCGAGGTGGTCATTGGCGTGTCTGCGGAACTCATCAACAACGTGGTGACGATCCCGAACAACTCGGTGGGAACCGCGGCGATCCTCAACTCGAACGTAACGACCGGAAAGCTGGCGGACCTGTCGGTGACGACAGACAAGATCAGCGCTCTTGGAGTAACGACAGGGAAGTTGGCGGATCTCAGCGTGACGACGGGCAAAATTGCTGCGCTCGCGGTGACTGGCGACAAGATTGCAGGCGCGACCATCGACAGCACGAAGTTGGCAGCCAACGCGGTGCAGACCGCGAACATCCAGGCGGGCGCGGTGGAGAATGCCAAGCTCGGGACCGGCGCGGTGGATGCGGTGAAACTGGCGACGAACGCGGTGGAGACGATCAAGATCAAGGATGGGGCGGTGACGGCAGCGAAGCTGGCGACTGATGCCGTTGAGACTTTGAAGATCAAGGATGCCAACGTGACAGTCGCCAAGCTGGCTACGGACGCGGTGGAGACAGCGAAGATCAAGAATGCGAACGTGACGGCGGCCAAGCTCGATGGTGCGCAGACAGGAAACGCTCCGATCTATGGTGCAAGAGCATTTGGAACAGTCATTACTAGCGGAACAGCTCTTGCGGCGAGCAAGGGGAATGTAAGCAGTTTTACAAAACTTTCACAGGGATACTATCAGGTGTTCTTTGCAACACCAATGCCGACTAATGACTATTCCGTTGTCGCAACAACAATGAATAGTAATGGAGGCTATACTTTTGTTTCTATTTACGATAAGGCAACTGCTTCTTTTACAATTGCTTGTGCATTTAGAGATAATAGTGGAGACAGATCCGGTATTGATATTGACGTATCGTTTGTTGTTTTTGCTTAATAATCATATCTTTTTCCGCTAACCCATGGCCGCCAAGCGCAAAGAACTGACGCCGCTGGAGCAGGCGGAACTCCAACTCAAGGCGACCCATCGGCTGCTGGCGGCGAAGAAGGCGCACGACTCGTTGATCGAGTTCGTGCGCTTGATGATGCCTGACCCGACCGATCCTGATGACGTTCAACTCTCTCGCTACATCGTCGCCAAGCACCACCAGGTTCTTGCGGCGGCGTTGGAGGAGGTGGACCGGGGGAACATGCCCCGGCTCATCATCACGCTGCCACCCCGGCACGGGAAGTCGCAGATCGCCTCCAAGGCGTTCCCGGCGTGGTTCATGGGGCGAGACCCCTACCGGCAGATGATCGTGGCGTCTTACTCGGCGACGATGGCGGAGGATTTCGGCCGGGAGGTGCGGGCCTACATGCAGACGCCCGCCTACCAGCAGGTGTTCCCGTCGTGCTCGCTCCGCAAGGGTGGAGCCGCCTCAGACCGGGTGCAGACCGAGCAGGGCGGGCTGGGAGTGTTCGTTGGTGCAGGCGGCGCGCTCACCGGCCGTGGCGCGGACGTGCTTCTCATCGATGACCCGGTGAAGGACCGCGAGGACGCCGACAGCTCGACCATGCGCGAGAAGCTGTGGAGTTGGTTCACCGACGTTGCGATGACCCGTCTGATGGGCGGCATGGGGCGGGTGGTCATCATCATGACCCGCTGGCACGAGGATGACCTGGTGGGACGCCTGACCGACCCTGGCAACCAGCACTACAACGCGGATGAGGCGAAGCAGTGGAAGATTATCTCATTCCCGGCGCTGGCGGAGGACGACGACATCATGGGCCGCGAGAAGGACGAGCCGTTGTGGCCGGAGCGGATCACCAAGGAATTTCTCAACTCCCAGCGACGGCTCAACCCGCGTGGATTCTCCGCGCTCTATCAAGGGCGGCCAGCACCGGAGGACGGTGACTTTTTCAAGCGCGAGTGGATGACCACCTACCAACCCAACGAGTTGCCGCGCAACCTCCGCTACTACTGCGCGAGCGACCACGCCGTCTCGGTGGCACAGGACCGCGACCCGACCGTGCTGCTGCCAGTGGGCGTGGACGACCAGGGGACGATCTGGATCTTGCCGGATGTCTGGTGGCGGCGGGCGCAGACAGACGACGTGGTGGATGCCATGCTCGACATGATGGCCCGGCACAAGCCGCTCATTTGGTGGGCGGAGCGCGGCCACATCTCCAAGTCGATCGCGCCGTTCCTGCGGAAGCGGATGCAGGAGGAGAGCGTCTATTGCGCCATCGACGAGGTGGTGCCGGTGAAAGACAAGCAGACGCGGGCGCAGTCGATCCGTGGGCGGATGAGCATGGGCAAGGTGCGGTTCCCCGGCTTCGCGCCGTGGTGGGAGGCGGCACGGGCGCAGATGCTCTCGTTCCCGGCTGGCAAGCACGACGACTTCGTGGACACCATCGCCTATATCGGGATGGGGCTGGGGCGGATGAGCGCCGCCACCGCACCGAGCCGCAAGAAAGCCACCGCGCCGACCGGCAGCATCGGCTGGGTAAAAGCCCGATCAAAGGCGCAAGCCCGCCAGGTCGCCAACGCCAAGGCGGCGGCGGGATTCTGAGATTGCCATTCACCAGACAGACAGACAAGATTTTCCACCAGAAGCCATGACCTACCCACCGACGACCGAGCCACTCGAAGCCGAAGCAACCTCAGCAGAGCCGGTGAAGAGCGGGATGACCCGTGAGACGCCGACGCCTGACCCGTCGCGGGCCGCGCTGGTCAAGCACTGGCAGGGGAAGGTGGCCAACGCGAAGAAGCATTGGGAGAAGGATTTCAAGCGGATGAAGGAGGACCAGGCGTTCCTCGGCGGGGCGCAGTGGGATGGACGGGAAGACCCGGACAAATACACCGCCAACATCATCCAGCGGCACATCAACCAGCGGGTCGCCGCGCTCTACGCGAAGAACCCGAAGGTGGTGGTGCGGAAGCGCCGGACGATGGATTTCACGCAATGGGACGGCACCACCGACGCCTTGCAAAACATCCAGATGGCCATGCAGATGGCGCAGCAGACCGGGATGGGTATGCCGCCGGAGATGATGGGTTTGATCCAGGACATCGCCCAGGGCGTGCAGCGGCGCTCGATGCTCGAAAAGGTCTCGAAAACGCTGGAAATCATTTACGATTACACGCTCAACCAGCAGATCCCGCCGTTCAAGGTGCAGATGAAGCAGCTCGTCCGCCGTGTCTGCACGACCGGCGTCGGCTACGTCAAGCTCGGGTTCAACCGCCTGCTGGAGCGCAGCCCCGACGACGTGGAGCGGATCAACGGCCTGACCGAGCAAATCTCGGTGATGGAGCGGATTCTCGCCGACGTGGCGGACGACAAGCTCGATGAGGGCCGGGCGGAGGTGGAGCAACTGCGGTTGCTGCTCGCCGACTACCAGCAGCGCGAGCAGCAAGTCTCCCGCGAGGGCTTGTGCTTTGACTTCCCGCCGGCCACCAGCGTCATTGTGGACCCGGCGTGCCGCCACCTGCGGACCTTCACCGGAGCGCGGTGGATCGCGGAGGAATACATCCTCCCCGTGGATGAGATCAAAGAGATTTACGCCATCGACCTGTCCACGGCGGGCAGCGCGACGAGCTATGACCTCGATTCCAAGAGCGGCATTCCCGGCTTGAAAGAGCGGATCGCGGCGGCGGTGACTGATGACGGTGCTGCCCCGGCCAAGTCGAAGGACGGCAAGTGCGTGTGGGTGATTTGGGACAAGACGACCGGACAGACCTGCACGGTCTGTGAAGGCTACGCCGACTTCCTGGTCGAACCGAAGCAGCCGGACGTGTTCATCGAGCGGTTTTGGCCGGTGTTCCCGCTGATTTTCAACGAGACCGAGAACGAGGACAGCATCTACCCGCGCAGCGACGTGCATCTCCTCAAGCCGCTCCAGAAGGAATACAACCGCTGCCGCGAGGGGTTGCGCCAGCACCGGATCGCCAACCGCCCGAAGACCGCGGTCGCCGCCGGCCAACTCGACGAGGAGGACATCGAGAAGCTCCGCAACCACCCGGCCAACGCGGTCATCACGCTCAACGCGCTGCCGCCCAACGGCGACGTGTCGAAGCTGATCCAGCCGATTCGGATGCCCGCTATTGACTCCGCGCTCTACGACACCTCGCCGGTGTATGAGGATTTGCTGCGGGTGGTCGGGCAGTCGGACGCCAGCATTGGCTCGGCGCAAAGCGGCGTGACCGCCACCGGCGACAGCATCGCCGAGCAGAACCGGACCGTGGCCATCGCCTCCAACGTCGATGACCTCGACGACATGCTCAACGAGCTTTCCCGCGCCGCCGGGCAGGTGTTCTTCCTCGAAATGTCGCAGGAAACGGTGATGAAGATCGCTGGTCCCGGCGCGGTCTGGCCGTCGCTCTCGCCGCAGGATGTGGCGGACGAACTGCTCCTCGAAGTGGAAGCCGGATCAAGCGGCCGCCCGAATCGCGCCACCGAGATCGCCAATATCGAGCGGCTCGCCCCGCTCCTCCTCCAGATGCCAGGCGTCAAGCCGGACTGGCTGGTCAAGCAGCTCATCATGCGGCTGGACGACCGGCTGGACCCGACCGACGCGATTGCCGCCGGCCTTCCAAGCATCATCACGCAGAACGCGATGGCCAAGGTGGCGCAAGCCACCGGCGGCACCCCGGAAGAGCAAGGCGGGAATGGCGCGGACAACGAGGAAAAGCCACCGGGCGAGGGTAAATCCCCGTCCGGTCCGACCACCCCGCAGCCAGCCGGACCCACCGGGATGATGGGCGGTTGACCACTCTCTGACAGAAAAACTTAGGCTCGCCTCAGATTTGGGTTGACGCGCCCCACAGACAGACAGACATTCACGGGCATGACGCCACCCAACGCGTCGGATTCGTCATCCGACCAGCAGACAGACACTCATGTTGCCGAAGCGCCCGTCGCCGAGGTGACACCGGACGCCACCGAGGTCGCACCGTCCACGACCGAAACACCCGGCGAAAAGCCGTTGACGTTGCTCGATCTCGTGAGGGATGTGGCAGCCAAGACGGGCGATGTGGCACCGCCGACCACGGAAGAACAGGCAGCGGAAACGGAAACCTCGTCCGAGGAGAATCCGGCCCACGATCCCGAAGCACCTACGCCGAGTGGCGAGAAGGACGGACAGGAAGGGCAGGAGGACAAGAACGACGAACAGCTCCCGTTCCACAAGCACCCGCGCTTTCAGCAGATCGTTCGCGAGAAGAACTCCTACAAGGAGGACGCCACGCAGTTCCGGGCGATTTCAGACTACATGGCCGAGAACCGTCTGACACCAGACGAGGTTGACCAAGGGTTTGTGATCATGTCCGCACTCAGGAACGATCCAGTCAAAGCGTTGGAGATGATCGCGCCAATCGTCCAGGACTTACTGCAAAAGACAGGGACCACCTTGTCTCCCGAAGTAAGCCAGATGGTTGACGAAGGCGAAATGAGCGAGACGGCGGCCAAGGAATTGAGCCGCTACAAAGCCCAGGTCGCCCTGCAAGAACACCGCAACCAAGAGGCGCTGCAACAGCAGGCGGCCATGAGGGAGCGGCAGACCGAGCAGAGCATCGTCAGCAGCGTGGAGCAGTGGGAGCAGCAGATCGCGACACGCGATCCCGACTACGCCGCCAAGAAGTCGATTGTGCTCGACAAGATCCGCTTGTCGCAACTTGAGCGACCCGCGCAAAGCCCGCAGGAGGCCCTGGCATACGCCGAGGCAGCCTACCGCAGCGCGACGGAAACACTCAAGGCAGCGATGCCGAAGCGGGTGGCGATCCAGACACCATCGAGTTCGCAATCAGTCAGTTCAGCCCGAGCCGTGCCGAAAAGCCTGGCGGAAGTGGTGCGAATGGCTGCCGGTCAGTAACTTTCTAACATCCTAAAATTATGGCATTCAACAACGTCAGCGGCCTCACTGCCGCGCAACTCGAAACCATCGCCTCGGCCGCCCTCGACTTCTACGTCAAGGGGGACGCCTTCGACCAAACCATCCAGGACAAGCCTTTGCTTTCCGCTTTGCGCGGCAAGCAAAAGACCTTTGCCGGTGGCAAGGAAAAAATCAGCGTTCCAGTCGTCGGTGAGTATCTCAACTCCGACTCGAACTTCTTCAAGGGCTTCAACGGCACCGACTCGGTGACGTTCCAGAACCCGTCCTACCTCAAGCGCGCCGCGTTCGGCTACTACGAGATTCACGCGGGTATCACCGTGTCGTTCTCGGAACTGAAGGCAGACGGCATCACCATCAACGACAGCGCGTTCGGCGAGAAGACCTCCCAGGTTGCCGGCCGCGAGCTGACCGCCCTCACCTCCCTGCTGGATCACAAGCTCCAGTCGATGAGCGAAGGCTGGTCCCGTGAGATGAACGAGATGCTGTGGCGCGACGGCACGCAGGACGCCAAAGTCCCCGCGGGTATCCTCGCCTACATCACCGACACGGTGGCCACCGGCACTGTCGGCGGCATCAACCGTGCGACGAGCACCTGGTGGAGAAGCCGCCCGCTGATCACCACCACCGCTGGCTCGGACGCCCTCACCACCGCGCTCCGCAAGGAAGTGCGCCAGTTGTCCCGCTACGGTGGCAAGCCGAACCTGATCCTCTGCGGATCGAAGTTCCTCGACGCCCTCGAAGCGGAAGTCGCCGCCAAGTCGCAGTATTCCAACACCGGAGTGGCCGGCACCCGTAACATCGCCAGCCCCTCGGTGACGATCAACGGGATCGGCACCTTCGTCTATGACCCGACCATGGACGACTTGCAGACCATCGTCGGCGGCGCGATCGATTACTCGAAGCGCTGCTACTTCATCGACACGGACGCTATCTGCCTCTATGTCATGGAAGGCGAGGACAACAAGATCCACGCACCGGCGCGGCCAGAGGACAAATACGCCCTCTACCGCTCGATGACATGGACCGGCGGCACCGTCGCCAAGCGCCTGAACTCCTGCGGGGTTCACGCCATCGCCTAAGCGATGGTTCAAGGGGAGGGGCTGGTTCGCTGGCTCCTCCCTTCCTCACTTTCTTCCTAACCAAACCAAACCACCACCATGCAACATTGCTCCGTTCTAGTCGCCCGAGGCGGCGATCTCACCAACACCGTCCTCCGCGAAAACGTGTCCGTGCCGGAAATCGGCGTGCTCATCGGCATCCACGGCGTTGACGGTGTGCTCCGCATGCCTGACAGCACCAGCGAGAAAGCCGTCAAGCACGCCGAGGAGTATGACCGGATTGCCAACATTTACGGCCCCGAGGCGACAAGCGCGATTCTCGGCCAGCGGGGATTCAACATCAACCTGCCGACCCGTCTGTCTGCCGTCTTCGCCGATGTGGCCGACGAGCCGGAAGCCGAGGAAGCCAAGCCCGCCCCCGCCAAACGCGCCGGAATCAAGCTGGCGATGAAGTCCGACGACGCCGACGAGCTTTCGATTGACTGACCCACCCTTTTGCCACCATGCCCGCAGGACAAACGCTTGACCAACTGGTGACTGCTCTCCGTGCGGAGATCGGCGACTCGACCAACGTGTCCATGGGGGCGCAAGCCCTGCCGGGTCTGCAACAAACGCTGCGGCGGGTGCAGGAAACCTACTACGCCGACTTCAACTGGCCCCACCTCCGCGTGTTCCGCGAGGAGGCGGTGCTGGCGGGCGAGCGGTATTACACGTTCAACGCGGACGTGGACTTCGAGCGGATCTTCGGCGCATGGGCGCGGGAGTCCGATGCGGGCACCCCGGACTGGCGGCCGATCCGCTACGGCATCACGCCGGAAGATTACAACGTGACCGACTCGGACGCGGGCGGGACCGAGGACCGGATTTTCAAGTGGAGCCACCACGAGGGCAACCAGTTCGAGGTCTGGCCAGTGCCCGCCAGCGCCGGGGCGATCCGCTTCCGGGCGATGAAGACGCTTTCCCCGCTGGTGGCAGGCACCGACACCTGCGACATCGACGGCACCTTGCTGGTGCTGACGGCAGCCGCGGAGTTGCTGGCACGGGCGAAGGCACAAGACGCGCCGCTCAAGCTCCAGATGGCAACCAGTCACTACAACCGGCTGCGGGGCCGCTACCAGAAAGGCGAGACCTTCATCATGGGCGGCAACACCCCGACCACCAACGGCCACACCCACATCCGCGCCCCGCGCTGAGTCATGGCCTACATCTTCGTCAACTCGTTCAAGCAGGGACTCGACGCCCGCCGTTCCAAGATCAGCGCCCAACAGGGCAGCCTGGTGAGCGGCAAGAACGTCCACATCAACCGCGGCGGCGAGATCGAGAAGCGCAAAGCGTTTGTCGTGAAGCACGCACTGCCAGCAGGCACCTTCGGTCTGCACGCCACCCGGACGAACCTTTACACGTTTGGGTCAGCCGCTGCGCCGACCATGCCAGCGGGAGTGACCTACCAGCAGTTGGTGGCCGCCACCCCATCGGACATGACGGCGGTGATCTCGACAGACACGTTCGCCGGAGTCCCTTACGTCGTCGCCAGTTTCGCCAGCGGCGCGATCCACCACTTTTACAACGGCGTCCGCGTTACCGATTGGGACGTGATGGCAGGCACCGTCTTCACGCTCGGGCAGGCGCTCGCCAACTTGGTGACGCTGGCCCCGGCGATCTCGGCATCTTACAGCACCGTCTCCGGCAAGGCCACCGTCACCATCACGGCAGATGTGACCAACGTGGCATTCACCGTCTCGTCATCGGTCATCAGCCACGACGGCTCGACCCCGACCGTCGCAATCGTCGCCACCACCGCGCCAGCCGTAGGTGTGGCGCAGGTGACGACCATCACCCTGACATCCGCCAGCACCACCGCTCAGGTCTCGTGGGCGATCATCGTCAACGGCGTGACCTACGTCCTGACCACCGGATCAGCCGTGACCGGGAGTTCGGTGCGGACCTTCCGCAACAAGATGTATGCGACCGGCCAGGGGTTGCTTTACTTCTCCGACACCGAGAACGCTGCGGAATGGACGCCTGCACCCACCGTGCCAACATCGTTCGCCGGGTTTGAAAACCTTTCCTCGCAGACAGGCCAGTCAGACACGCTGGTCGCGATGGCCCCCTACCAGAACTTTCTCGCCGTGTTTGCCAGGCGCGCCACGCAGATTTGGTCAGTCGTCGCCGGCGACCCGGTATCGAACGTGCCGGTCCAGATCCTCGACAACATCGGGACGGTGGCACCGCGCAGCGCGATCAACTTCGGCGAGCTTGACGTGTTTTTCCTGTCTGACACCGGCATCCGCAGCTTGCGGGCGCGGGATGCCTCCAACGCCGCCGTCGTCTATGACGTGGGGACCAGCATTGATCCGCTGGTCATCACGCGCATGAAGACGCTCAGCGAGGCGAACCTGGCCAAGTGCTGCGGGGTGATCGAGCCGCGTGAGGGTCGTTACATGCTGGCCATCGGCAGCGAGATTTTCGTCTATTCGTTCTTCCCTGCGTCCAACATCTCGGCGTGGACCACCTACGAGGCGGGGTTCACCGTCAGCGAGTGGGCGGTGCAGGAAAGCAAGCTCTACGCCCGCAGCGGCAACACCATCTACCTCTACGGTGGCGATGCCGGGGAAACCTACGACACCAGCGAGGCAGCTGTCGAGTTGTCGTGGCTGGACGCGGACAAGGCGGCCCACCGCAAGCGGTTCCACGGGATCGACGCGAGCTGCGAGGGGACGTGGCAGGTCGATTACAGCACCGACCCGGTGAGCAACCAATTCGTGCTGGCGGGCCATGTGATCGGCCAGAATTTCAGCCTCCCGTCGTTCGGAATCGCCGGATACGGGACGCATGTAGGATTCAAATTCACCTCCACCGATGCCTCCGCCGCCAAAATGTCGTCCTTCGCCTGCCACTTCGAGTTCACCGAGCCGCCGAAATAAGCAGCGCATGGTGCTCGGGCCGGTGGAATACGAGCCGCTCTCCTACATCGTCCGCAACATGCGGCAGATCGACCGCGACGAGGTGTTCGCCACCGGCTACCCGATGCCGCCCGACAGCGAGACCAGCGACGACGAACTGATGGTGCAGCAGACTTACGACGCATCCACCCGCGACGGCTGCGGCTGGGTCGCCAGCCTGGACGGGGAACCCATCGCGGTCATCGGCATCACGATGCTGTGGCCGGGGGTCGCGTCTGTCTGGATGTATGCCACAGACAGTTGGGAGAAAATCGCTTTGGCGTTGACGCGTTGGGCAAGAAAAGCGATTTTTCAAATCATGTCTGATGCAAACATACACCGCGCACAGTGCTGGAGTCTGTCTGGTCACGACACCGCCCACCGCTGGCTGCGCCACCTTGGCGCGAGCGAGGAGTGCGTGAGTCCCGGTTACGGCCGGGGTGGCGAAACCTTCCATCTGTTCGGATGGTCCAAAGGGAGGGATTTCTAAGTCATGGGATTGTTCGGATCATCCAGTGCCGAAAAGGCCAACAAGAAGGCGGCAAAGCTGAGTGCCGCACAGTTCCAGTGGCAGAAGGACCAAGCCGCAGCGGCAACGAAGGAAGCCGCCGACCGCCGCGCCGCGATGGCTGACGGCCTCGGCAAGATCGGCACGCTCTTCTCAGGCTTCGACGAACCCTACTATCAGGGGTTGCAGAAGAACTACCTCGACTACGCCAACCCGCAGATCGAGCAGAGTCAGTTGAAGGCGCAGACCAGTGTGCGGTCGGCGCTCGCCAACAAGGGCAAACTCCACTCCTCGACCGACGCCACCCAGCAGGGGGAACTCGCCACCACCTACGGCGGAATCTTCCGGGACGCGCAAACCAAGTCGCTCGACTACGCGAACCAGCAGCGCGGACAGGTGCAGGCGGCCAAGCAGAACAGCATCGCACAGATGTATGGCAGCGAGTCGCCGGACGTGGGCTTGCAGGCCGCCAGCGGCGCGGTGGGATCGCTCCAGACCGGTCCGGCGTTCGAGCCGATCAGCTCGGTGCTCAACCAGGCCGCGAAATACGCGTCGATGGACTACAACAACTCTCTCTACAACGGTCAGTCCTACGGCGCGTTCAGCCCGATGTTCAACAAGCAGTCGTCAGCCGGCGGCGGCGGGGGCAACCAGGTCAAAACCATTTCTTAACCATGGGTCACGCTGTCACCAACATCCTCGGAGCCACCATTGATGAGATGGAGTTGGCGATGTCGATGCACGAGCAAGCGGATTGCCCGGTCGAGCATCGGTTCGTGCCGGGGATGTATATCCGCCAGATGACGCTGCTGGCAGGCACTCTCGCCACCAGCATGACGCACCGTTTCGAGCATCCGTTTGTCATCCTCAAAGGGAAAATCCAAGTCATCAGCGAGAATGAAGGTCCAGTGACTTACACCGCTCCGTATTTCGGGATCACCCAGCCCGGCACCCGCCGGATGGCCTACGCGTTGGAAGACACGATCTGGATCACCCTCCACCCGACCGAGGAAACCGACATCGAGAAGATCGCGGAAGCAATCCTGGAGCCGCACGACAACCCGCTGCTTGGAAGCTCCGGCAACGAGCAGTGGCGGCTTTCACTCCCTCCCAAACAACTCACGGAATAACATTATGGCATGGGCAGCATCCACTATCATCGCTCTCGCGTCAGCCGCCGCTGCGGCGGGCGGAACCGCGCTTTCGATGCGCGCATCGAACCAGCAGGCGTCGGCAGCCGCCAACGCCAGATTGCAGGAGACGCAAAGGCAGGGGTCGATCATGCAGGACCAGATGAAGCTGCAAGAGCAGCAGCGGCAGGACGCGCTCCAGTCGCGCAAGGCGTTCCAAGATAACACTCTCCCCGCCTACACACCCGACAAGCTCGCGGCAGACAGCGCGGCCAACCAGAACCCGTTCGCGCAGGCACTCGCCGCAGCGGGCGACCGTGCCAGCGCTCCCCTCGCCGCCGACGCCACCCGCACCACCGGCGCGGTGCAGGTCGATAACGGCGGCCAAGGCCGCGACTCGCAGGCAGCGGGATCATCCGCCTACGACCAGGCGCTCGCCGCTAACCTCGCCCATGCCGGCGGCATCAACACCCAGCAGTCGGGAGCGCAGGCCGCGATGCAGGCGCTCGCGCAAGCGCGGATCGCGGGCAACCAGCGGCTGCAAGACAGCGCGGACGCCATCCAACTCGCCGGGGCGCGCAACCAGGCGCTTAACCGCCCGCTCTCCGCCAACAACCTACTCTCCAACGCCTCATCGAACTACTACGCCAGCCAACAGGAGGATGTGCTCAACAAGGGCGCAGGCACCGCGCTCGCCGGGCAAGCACTCAGCACCCTCGGCAATATCGGCTACTCGGCCGCGAGCCAAGGGATGTTCAAGAACGTCGGCGCGCCTAACGGAACCGTCAATTCCAACGAGTTGAAAGGCAACTGGCAAGGGGACGGCTGATTGATTCCCAAAAACTACCCACATTTTAACCATGGCCATCGACTACCGCACCGCAGCCGCACTCAGCCAGAACATCGCCGGGATCGGTGATGCGTTCATGCAGATGAACGACCCCGCCACCCGCGCAAAAGCCGCGCTGGTGGGCAACCAGAACGCCCTGCTCGCCTCGCAGGTCGAGGGGCAAGGGATCGAGAATCAGTATGCGCCACAATTCCAGCAGTCGCGGATCGACATGAACGCCGCTAATGCGGGGCAATCGAACTCGGCAACGCTTTTCAATAATGCTCAACGGGCTGGCGTCGAACAAGTGAACGGTGTCCGTGGATTACAGATCAATGAACTGCCATCTGCGCGGGGCGGTGGACTTGACTTGCTGAATGGAGCATTTAACTCCGCAGGGGCAGCCTACGGTATCGACCCTCGCGCTCTCAAGGCGATGTCCATGCTAGAGACGGGCAACGGGACATCGAGCGCGTTTCTGACCAAGAAGAACGCGATGGGTGTCTCAGACGCTAATGGTCCGATTTCTTTCAACGATCCCGTAGAGTCGATCAATCGCATGGCACGGGTGCTGGCAGATCCGAACGGCCCCTACAAGGGCAAGCGGACGCTTGCTGAGATCGGCGGCGTTTATGCGCCAGCCGGTGCAGGAAACGACCCGAACGGCACGAATGGTGGGTGGGGGAGCGGTGTTTCAAATTTCTACAAGCAACTTGGTGGAGATCCTGCCGCTGCTATTTTCGGTGGTGGATCACTTCCCACCCAAGATCCTCGCCTTACGCTTGAGCGGCAAATCGCATTGCAGAATATCGTCGCGCCGGGACAAGGGCTTGATGTGGCTAAGGCGGCTGCATCGACAGCGGGACTCTTCGCAAGAAACTCGGATGACATGGATCGTGCTTATGCGGGGCAAGGAGTCCAACCCTACAACGCCATCAACAACGCGGACAACGCCAACAACCTCGACCAAGAGACCCTCAGACAAGGCGGCGCGATGGACCGCACGCTAGTCGAGAATGAAAACAAGGCGCGGATCGCGATCTTGAACGCGGGAGTGGGCAGCGGTAGCGATGGTGGCAACGGCACCGGGCCAAGGTCCTTCAGCGATGCCACGGCCGCATTTGAAATGGCGTCTGAGATTTCCAAGCAGACGTTCGGCGTCACCGAAAAGGACGGCCAACTGGTAGGTGACATTTACAACCGGAACAGATCTGCCTACTTGCAGTCGTTGAACAACCTGCTTCTCGACAACATCCCGCCGGCGGAGGCAAAAGCCCGCGCCGATGCCCACCACTTCGGCGGCGAGCCAGCGGTGAAAACCGAGGATGGCATATGGTCCGACCCATCGACCAACTTCAAGAATGACGAGCCGATCCCCCGGCAGGCAGGCGCAGTCGGCAGCAGTCGGATGGACAACGCGCTCTCCCTCGGCCAGCAACTTTTTGGCGGCGAGCAAGCAGCAGCGGCACCCGCCCCGGCAGCAACGCAGATTGTCTCCACGTCAGCAGCCGCTGTCCCGCAGACAGGGGGTGAGAAATCCGCACCGAAGGCATCGGACGAGTTCAAGCGTCGGCAGAGCAGCGACGAGGCGAAGGCGGAGAAGAGCAAGTCCGCCAACATCCAGAAGCTCGAAGGACGCATCAAGGAGCTTACCGGGATGCTTAAGAGCGGGAAGGAAGAATCAAACATCGTGAGCGGGGCTTATGGTTACAGTTCTCAAGCTCGCAAAGGCAGCAGTGCTCTCAGCAACGACAACTACAACGCCCGTCTCGCCGAACTCCAGAAACTCGAAGGCGAGTTGGCAGCTTTGAAATCACCCGCGCAGACAGCCTCTCAAGGAGGCGCGCCCCAAGGCAACGTGACATACACCAGAATCAAATAATGCCTTCATACCTCGCCCAACTCCCTGATGGTCGCCAATATCAAATCGACTCGGATGTCGAGTTGAGCAAATCCGATTTGGATCTTCACACACAGAAGATCCTGTCATCGGAAAAGCAGCCGGGCGCTCCCTCGTCCGCCGTGGGGCTGATGTCAAAAATGGCGTCGGCAGAGCGGCTGGCCGCGCAGAACGCCCCCTCGCCGCTCGGCTCGTTCTTTCGAGAAGGTGGTCGGTCCGTGCTGCCAGGCGCGGCAGGCTTTGCAGGTGGCATGGGCGCGGGAGCATTGGCTGGTATGGCTGGTGGACCATTTGCGCCAATCACTGTGCCGGTAGCGGCGCTGGTCGGCGGTCTGACAACGGGTATGGCTACCCGCAAGGTGCAGGACATGGCGGCAGACGCCATCGCTCCGAACTCATTCGCTGGGACGGTATCCTCCACGCAGGATTACCAAACCAATCCAATGTCCACGTTGCTCGGCGGCACTCTCGCCACGGGCCGCCCAGCGCCATTCCGCGCTGCGGGTGCAATCAAGACGCTCGCTACTCAGGAAGGGCGGGCATTGCTCTCACAAGCCATTCAGAAGGGCGCTCCCGCCGTGGCGAAAACAGCACTCGACGATGTGGTCGATGTGGCTGCGGGTGCAGGTATCGGCGCAGGCATGAGTCTTGCCAGCGGCGACGGCATGGCACTGGAGAACGCGGGGGCTGGCATCTTGTTTAACCGGGCATGGATCGGTGGCCGCCCATCACTTTCCACGGATTCGCAGCATGGTGTGCAGGGAGGTCCTGCAACGGGTTCGCCATCGGGAGATGGTGTGGTTCCAGTAGAAAAAAATGCGGCCGTGGTCACTCCGATGGTGGGCGACGGGGTGCGGTTGACAGGTCCGCTCCAAGCGGCGGGGGCCACCCGGCTGGCTGGCGATCTCGCCGCCCGCGCTGGTCTCGACCCGCTCACGCTCACGCCATCCGGCGACAACGCGACGGTCACGCCCAACGATGTCCGCGCCGCAGGGGCGAGGCTCCCGGCAATCACCCAGGATTCCGGCGGCACCATGGAAATCCCCTTCACCCGCAAGCCGGACCCGACGATCCAAGAACTGCTCGGCAGGGACGTGGAGTGGGATGGCAACCTCGGCAAGCTCGTCGATGACGAGGGCCGCCCAGGGCTTCAACTTCCAGACAACTCGATTCTCGAACTGCCATTCGCATACGGCACCGACCGCGCGCTCGCGGACCTCGGGGTGAAACCCGTCGGCAACAAGGCGGCGGACCGCAGCACCGCGACCCGCTTGTTCGGAACCACCGAACAGGAGTCGATGCAGGCGGTCTTCAGCAAGCTCGACGACGTGACAGACGACCTGCTCGACATCGCCGAGCTGGGAGCTTCGATGAAGAAGCGCAAAGGTCAGACATCCATCCCTGTCCGTGACACCCCGGAGTTTGCCGCCACCAGCCGCAGCGTGACCGACGAACAAATCCTCATCGCTCAAGATCAAGTCAATCAAGCCTTAGAAACCGCCAAAAATGCACCCGGACTCACCCCTGACACCCGCAGCGCCATCATCGACAAGCTCACCGGAGACCTCGACAACATCTCAGCCCTCTCAGCGGCACGAGATGCTTGGCAGCGTCAACGCGTTCCTCTTCCGGTTAGCAGCCCAGAACCACCGTCGCAGCGCGCCACCCTCGCCGCCGCAGACGCCGCCAGCAACCGCGCCGCCGCAGTTTCCGAGCTGAACGGACTGACACCCCGCAGGCCAACCGCCCCCGCACTGGTGGAGCCAGCGCGGCCCGCGCTGCCACCCGCACCGGTGGAGCCATCGAGGCAGCTTGGCCAGCGGCCATTCAACTCGACCGAAGTTGCCAGCCGCCTCCGCACTGCGGTGGAGCCGTCTGTGCCGCCCGCCCCGGAGCCACCCGCGCCGGTCCCGGTCCCGGTGACACCCGCCACCCCTCTCCCGCCGCTCAAAGGCAGTGTCGCACTGGCGACAGGCAGACTCAACTCCGCCAAGAACCAACTCGCCAAGCTCGAAGCAAGCGGCAAGGCGAGTCCCGAGCAGATCGCCAAGCGGCGTGCATCAATCACCACGTTGGAGCAGCAGATCAAAGCGGCTGGCCCAGCGCCGCTCAGTCGCGCCCGCCAGCTTCAAAAGCGGGTGGACGAGGTGATCGACAGTGGCGAGTTCAATATCATCACGCAGATTTTGCAGAACGGCGGCTTCGCACCACAGAACAGACAAGCCGGACTCATCGAGCGCAACGAGCGGCGCGGGGCAAAACTCAGCGAGAAGAGCCGCAAGGTGGCGGATGGATTCGGCGAGACCCGCAATGATGCCGCCCGCGCATCCGATTTCCCCGACACTCCCGCTGGCAACCTGGCGGCGGAGACGCTGCGGAGCCTGCACAACAGATCATCCACCGCCATGTCCGTTGACAAAATGGCAGAGGCTCTCGGCATGACTGTCCGCGACTTCCATGCCGCTCTCAATGCGGAGATTGATAGCATCTACCGCAACAACGGCACAAAAACGAGTGAGTATGACGCACGCATGGCCCGCGACGAACAACAGTTTGTCGAGTTTGACAAAGCAGTGGAGGATGCACCCGCAGCCGCCAAGGCAACCCCCGACGAGCTGGGACTGGAGAAGGGCGACACACTCACCATCGACGGCGAGCCGATCACGGTGGCGAAAGTCACCGACGATACTGTCACGCTCCGCGACCACGACAGGTTCGGCGATCAGGTGGTGCCAGTGGATCAACCGATCCCGGCAGACAACCTCAACTCGCAGGCGAAAGCCCGCGTGGCCGATGAAGCACCGGACGCCATCGCGGCAGACGAGGCCGCCACCCGCAGACAGGCGGAGGAGCACATGGCGGAAAGCGCGAACGAAAAGCCACCCGCCGATGACTTCACCCTCAAGCCGCACGAGTCGGACGCCGATATTAAGGCAGAACAGGCGGCACTCGCGGCCGCCGCCGAGGCACGGGCAAAAGCAGCACCCGTCGAGACCGACGCGCAGAAGATCGAGCGCCTGCGAAAAGCGCGAATGACCGGCACGCTCGGCGACACCACATCCGACATGTTCGACCCCATCGCGGGCGACACGCCGCTGTTCAATGAGCGCAGGGATGCGGCTACTCCGAAGCCAATGAGTCTTGAGGAACGTATCAATGCAATTCCAGAAGTCGAACCTAAGCTATCTGAGAATGCCACAGAGTTTGAAAAAAACCTCCATACTGCTATGTGGGCGAGAGAAAGAGGACTTGCTAAAGGCGCTCCTCTTGATCCAAGGAAGGTTGCTGAGATCAGGAGGCAAAGTGAATCCACCCAGCAGGCCACCCAGCAGAAGTCCCTCATCGACGGACTCAAGGCCCACCAAGACGAGGTGAAGGGATGGATCAAGGGCGAGCAGAAGTCGGGCCGGATAAACTCGATGCCCATCGACATCCTCGGAGCGCAAGCCTACGACGCTGCACTTACATCTGTCATCAAGCTCATGGAGACTGGCGTTCGTATCGGCAAGGCCGTGCGGACTGTCATCGCAGACATCAAGAAGACCCGCCAACTTTCAAGAGATGAAGAGGCAACGATCAAGGCGGCTCTGATCGCCAAGTCACAAGACTCCCTTCGATTCGCTGGCGAGCGCGATGCGAAGCTCATGCTGGAGATGCCGAAGATCGCGGAGGAACTCGTCGCCCAGGGCAAGACGCCGACCCAGCAAGACCTGATCGCCGCGCTGGCAACCCGCTTCCCTGACCAAGCGCCCTACATCAAGGCAAAGGGCGACAAGATTTTCAAGGACATGATGTTCGCCCGCGACAAGCGTCTGTCGCGCACCACAGACAGCCAGCGCGAGTGGGGCGAGTGGGCGGACAACGCCATCGACGGGACGCGCAAGATGGTGGACTCGTTCACCAAGGGCGCGCCGCTGACCAACGTCAAGCAGTTCGCCACCAACTTCCACGCCACCTACATGACGGGCATCGGCAACAAGATGCGCCACCTCGCCGAAGGCAATATCACCGGCAACAGCAGCAACGCATGGGGCAAATGGACCGAGGATCTTGTCGGACTCGCCAAGGGCAAGGACGGCGTTCACCGCGTCTCGACCGACCTTGCGATGAAGACCGATGTGACCACGTTCGCGAACCACCTCGACCGGATCAAGACCGACCTCAACCCGATGCTCAACAAGATGCCGCGTGGCGAGCGCAAGGCGTTCATGGAGCGCGTGGGCGACCACATCACCGACGCCAGCCGCGACGGTGAGCTTGTCAACCAGCCGGAGTTGAAGCGGGCCGTCGAAGCCTACGTCAAGATCCGCGAAGACCTGCTCAAGCACATGAAAGACTCCGGCGTAGAGGTGGGCGACGTTGGCCCGCGCTCGATGCGCCGGGTGCTCGACCGCCCGACGATCCTTGGCAACCCGGATGAGTTCATGAAGCAGGCCGCCAATGCCTACAAGGCGAAGTGGCGTGCAGAAACTGCAAAACTCAACGCCGAAGCGGCGGGTCTCGACCCAATCAAGAACAAGGACCGGCTGGCATCGATCAAGACGGAGTTGGCGGAGATCGCCAAACGGGACGCCGCAGACAGCGCGAGAAAGTATCTGACCAACATCGAAGCCGATGAGGTGGGTATCACGTCGGACGGCAACGACCTGTTCAGCCACAACAACGGCAACCCGTCGTCAATCAAGTCCCGTGAGTTCGGCCCCGAGGCGGACCAACTGCTCGGCAAGTTCTACCTCCGCGACCCGGATGCCATCCTGCGCCGCGAGATCGGCGACTCGGTGCGCGCTGCCGGCGTGGCCCGCACATTCTCCGGCCCCGCGTTGGACCCGCAAGGGAACCCACGCCCGAACGGCGAGATCGACCCGATGGCGAAGTGGAAAAAGCTCAGGCAAGACCTGATCGATGAGGGCAACGCGGACATGATCCCGATGGCTGCCACGCTCTTGAAAGAGCATTTCAACCTGGGCGGGCAAGACAACCCGACGATGCGGGCCGCACTGGAGATCGCGCACACCCACACCCAGCTTGCGTTCCTCGCCCGCTCCGCGTTCTCCTCGCTCGGCGAGCCTGCGCTGGCGGGCATCCGGTCTGGCAAGCTGTCTGACATCGCCGCTGGCTACGTCAAAACATTCAAAGGGATGGCCCGCGAGCTGCGCGGACTCGGCCCCGACGAGGCACGCATCATCTCGAACGCCATCGGCACCAGCAATGACGGGTTCAACTCGATCCTCGCCGCCAACCGCTTCCTCGACAGCTACGCAGTGGCGGGCAAGAGCGGCGAACTGGTGGCCATGTTCCATGCAAAGACCTGGCTCACCGCGCTGACCAACGCCACCCACGCCGCATCGGTGGACATCAGTCACGGATTCATCCGCACCCAACTCGAACTCCGGCAGGCTGGAGGCAAATACAAGACGGTCGCTGGCAAGCACCTGAACGAGATTGGCATCACCACGGCCGACATCCCGGCGATGCTCAAGTTCACCGACGACCTCGCCAAGTCCACCGACAAGGTGAAGCTACTGACCGCAGACACGCCGGAGGCGAAGATGTATCGGAACGCGCTGCACCTCATCAAGATGTCAGGCGGTTCGCTCGAAGTTCTCCGTGGCACCCGGCCGCAGCACGCCAACTCGCCAGTCGGCGGCATGTTCTACGCACTCAAGTCGTTCCTTTTCGCCTTCCAAGACCAAGTGCTTTCCCGCCACGCCCGCCTGATGAAGACGGCAGCGAGAGGAGAGACGATGGTCGATGGCGTGATGGAGAAGTTGTCTGCGGCAGAGCGGACGCAGATGATCGGCGAGACGGTGCAAGCCGTGGCCACGCTGGCCGCCGCGCAATACGGTATCCAAGTGCTGCGCGAGTCGTTGTTCTCCGATCCCGCTCGAATGAAGGAGGAGAGCAAGACCCCGGCGGAAAAAGCCCGGATGCGCGCCTACTCGGTGGCTACCCGCTCGTCGTTCTTCGGTGGCTACGACATCCTTTTCAACGCCATGACGGGCGCACGCCACGGCGGCGACCCGTCCACGGCGGCACTCGGTCCGTCAGGCGGACTGGCTGGTTCGATCTTCGGGCAGATCGCTGGCATCGGCGGCAAGAAGGATTCACCCAACACCAACACCCACGAGCGCAAGCTGACCCGCTCGATCTGGGACTTCACTGCGAAGCCGCTCGCCAACGCCGCGACAGCGACCCTCCCCGGCTACAAGATCGCCACTCCGCTCATCCAAGCATTCAACCACCCAGGCACCCGTGAGGCGCTGGTCAAGACAGTGGCCGGACCACCCATGAAGGGCGGGCCGATGAAGAAAAAATCCCCAGGATTCTGAGATTTATGTCCAACCTACCCGAACTCATCGCAGCCGCCGCCGAATCCCAGATCGGCGTGCGGGAAAACAAACCGAACGGCGGAACCAAGATCGAGGACTACCAACGAGCGACGTGGCTGCCAGTCGGCGCGTGGCCGTGGTGCGCGGCATTCGTCTGCTGGTCTGTCAAGGCCGCGGTCGGCAAGGCCAAGGTCAGCTTCCCGCTACCGCAGACAGCAGGCGCGTGGGACTTCGAGCGGTGGTGCCGCAGCGTCGATGAGACGGTAAAGCTCCGCAAGCCGCACATGGGCGACGTGCGCCGTGGCGACATCGTGGTGTTTCGATTCAGCCACATCGGCATTGCCACCGGCCCGCCAGACGCAGACGGCAACGTCCCCACGGTGGAGGGCAACACCAACGCCGCAGGCGGACGGCTCGGCGACGGGGTGTATGCAAAATCCCGCAACCTCTCAGTCATCCGCTCACGCATCCGCTTTCAGTAGCGCGAGGATCTTCATCGCCTGCTCCAGCGTCACCACGAGATCCACCCGCAGGCGCAGGTCGCCGCCAGCATCTTGCGTGAGTTCGATGCCAGCGGGTGACGTGCGGACAGCAACAGGTTTCTTTCGTGGCTGGGCTTGCGGCGGGATCACCGCCCCAGGCGGCAGGCTACCGTCGAGCAACTCCGCCGCAGACCCACCGAGAGCTTTCGCGATCTTGTCGAGAAACACCTTGGATGGGATGGCCGCCGCCCGGCAGTAGGTTGAGACGGCATCACGGCGAATGCCTGCACGGCGGGCGAGTTCGGATTGACTCCACCCGCGCTCATCGAGCGCGGCATTGAGTTTGGCTGCAAATTTCTGATGGTCATTCATGGCGGTGTATATTGTTAGTGTGGATCAACGGAAGTATTTGGTGGCGGCAGGCTTGAGCACGGCGCGGGCGTAGTGGCGGCGGGTGACTTGCGACAGCG